TATAATAAAAGTTGTACCTGTCTGACTTGCACCGAAGACAACAGGTGCGCCATAAGGAGGTATAATAAAAGGATCAAACTTAGAGAACCCTAGTATACGCTTATAGCCACCTGTAATAGATGGCTCAAAGTTCTTTAAGGTTGCAGCAGAACCAGGCATGTTAATACCTTGTTGAAGAGGGCTTAGGTTTGTAATTAAGCCACCCTTAAACTCTACAGGAAATGATTCTCTATTAGTAGCCATGTATTATAGGACTCTGCTTTGAGAAGCGAATGCGCCGTTAGTGCTACCCGAAGTAACAGTAGAGCGTATGTATTCGTATTTGTTGATGTACAGACTACGCATTTGTTTGATGCCTTCTTCAAAGTTACTCTTCATAAAGTTAGCTTCTTGTGTCTCTCCTCTGAACATGTATGCCGTGTACATTGCACCCTCGACTATGATGTATCTAAACTGCACAGGTAAACTAGGTACGTCTGTAGCAGCAGCTAAGTCTGTTGGTAATGTAAAATAATCAAATGATAACTCATACTGTTTGTCAGGAAAAGGGTACAGTAAAAAGTTATTGTCTAGTGTACGTACAATAAATCTAGGTGCTCCACCTTCTACAAATTGTGTGACTATAGTACCACTGGCGTGAATTGCTGCAGTGGTTGCGTTAGCACCTCTAGTACAGCCTGTAAGGTCATTACCTGATATAGCTGTATATGTAACTTGCTCTCCACCTATGTAAACAGTACCACTAGCAGTAAAACCAGTTGTAGATGTCAGAGTTAGTGTTGTTACAGAAATTGAGTGTGAACCATTGAGAGTTGTAGAGTTAATGTCATCTTCTTGATTTATGTATTGTCTGTCTATATATTCGTTGTAAGGAAGTGTATCTAATGTTTGACCTGTAAAACTAATTGCAGCGTCTTTCTTTAGTCTAGCTGTGTTGTAGTCTATATACTTAGCATCAGTTGGTATTGAATAACGTGTTACTCCTGGAACTAATACAGAAGAGTTAGTGTCGTGGTTAAAGGGATACGCAAACTCGTGTTGATTAATGTAACGTATAGCTACATTGATTGAGTCTCTAACCATAGCATACTCACCAACTGCAGAGGTAAAGTTAGTAGCAGTAAGTTCAACCTCGTTAAGCCGTCTGTTTACGTCATTAACTAAGCCTAAATAATCATATGCCATATTATATCCTTAAGGTAAGCTAAAGGGGCTAACAAAAAGCCAGCCCCTAAAGTTGTCTTATTTAAGCAAGCAAGTCACGATCTACTTCTTGAGCAGTCATGTCTCCGACTTCGCTTACGTCCATCAACATAGCAAACACACGGAGTTTACCAGCAGTAAAGGTTGACCCTGAACCTGCAATAGTAAGATCTAGTGTTTCGTCTGCAGGATTGACAAGAACGCCAGCTGGAGCTACGGATGGTGCATAGACAAGATCTGTTGCTCCATCAATATCAAATGCTGCAACATACTCGTTGTTATCTGCAGCGTTACCAAGAATTGCCGTTGCGTCAGTGTTTGAATCCATAGTGGCGCTTTCCATAACTTGGAAACCAGCCCATAGAATAACACTTGAAGCAGGTACTGTTAGTGCTTGGATGATGTCACCAGATGAGGCGTCAACTGCACTCGCAGTAAGATCGACAGTATTTTCGATCATATAGGGCTTTCTCGAAGGATTACCTGTCCCACGAGTAGGCGCTAAAAATGTGGTTAAAGTAGCCATAAGTTTTTCCTCCCCTACGCTGCGTTATATTTGGCAGTGACGATTGCTTCTGGACGAAGAATCTTCCTACCGTATAGATGCATACCTCTAACAATGTCAGCAAAGCTGTCAGGGTCACGATATGTTTCCGTTTTGTTGATCTGCTCAGCAGTTGCTACAGCAGAATCATGTCCAGCTACTATAATGCCGAAATTAGCATTTTGGTTTGCTGTACCTGATGTACCAGCACCAGTACCCACTGCAGGCAAATTGCTTGAAGTGTATACACGGAAACCGTGGAAGTTGTTAATGAACAAGCCATTACGCAACCCACCTGATTCACCGAAATCGCCATTCATAAAGCGTGAATCTTCATCACGAAGAATCTCCATGAATACTGGATCGACTACTAACCAGCGTCCTTGTGTGTCAACTTGCTGTTGATCCAAAAGGCGAGCCATACGTGCAACAACCATTGCTGGTGATGCTGTAGCAGTTGGTAGAGAAGTAGCACCCGGCATACGTGCTGTCAAGGGAATAGAATGCGCCCCTGCAGATGTAGTTGTGATGTTACCAAAGCTACCCTTGTTTAGCTTCATAGTGCTTAACAATTCGTCCGTACCTGCAGTAGCTACAGCAACGTCACCATTTGTTGTGGTGTTGACTGCGCTTGCTACAGCGTGTAGAGAGCCTTGCTTGAAACCAGACAAGTAGCCTAAGACTTCTTGGTCATACTGGTCAGCAAGACGATATGCTGCACGATTAGTAGCGAGTTCCATGAAATTTACATGCGAATGCGCTTCCTCAATATCGTCCATCTTAAAAGCAAAATAGTTAGCTTTATCAATGACTAATGAGAAATCTTCGTCATCAAGATCCTGGGCTGTGACCTGCGTACCCCTAGTGTATTCTTTCACAGAAATTTCTGGTTCTTTGATAATGTTTACAGTATCTCCTTGGGCAGCAATCTCACCAAAATAGTCTGAGTTGGTAATATCACCACATACCGTAGATTTACGAAATGCAAGTTGTACTTGCTTGGAATAAATTACGGGGCTGAAATTACCGTTAGGTAGATTTCCATATCCCGCCGCTGTTGAAAAAGCCATATTATAATCCTCCATAGATGTTTGGCTTATGATAATTAAGCTTAAACACTGTGTAAGAGGCTGTTCTTTCTAGGGTGCAATATGTTCTCAGTTTGCCAACTGTGGAACTATCGGGCCTGTACTTAAGCAGGTAAGTCTTATCTTAGTAGTTTTGGCTTGCTTGTAGTAATAGTGTAAAGGTAGCTATGGAATAGGGCTTTACACTACTTAGTTAACATACATAGTTATAACAGTTATCTACGTATTGTCAATACCTTTTTAACGTGCACCCCCAGAAATATCATAAATAAACTTACCACTTCTGATAGAATCCATAATAGAGTCTGCGTTTGCCTCGTATTCTTGTGCAGACATGCGGTTTACCTGAGACTCACGTATGTGTCCTGCAGGGTCATCGTTGTCTGGTTTAGTTGTACGTTTGGTCATTACAGCAGAAGCGGCACTCTTAGTGTCTTTCTTCTTACCCTTAATGTCCATGCCGTTGTCTACCTTGTAGAGATCTATAACACGAATAACCGACCTTGGGTCATCTTGGTTCTCGTACAAAGCGTCCTGTACCCACTTAGGCTGTTCGCCAGCCCAGTCGTGGAATGCATCACTGCCCCGTAGATCATCAAAGTCTGAGTGCATAGCTCGTATCTCATTCTCTGACTTAGTACGCTCAGCAGTAGCATTCATCTCATCAATCTTCTTTAGGCGCTCATCTGCATTGTTAAACTTCTCTTGAGCTTTCTTCTCAGCTATAGTCTCAACTATGCCTGCAATCTCAGGGTGCTTGTTAGCCCACGCCTCGATGCTCTCATCGCTGGTGGGTGGACGCACTGCGCCTGAATTATTCAGTTGTGCCTTCATAGCCTTAAGCTCTTCAGCCTGCTTATTTAAGTGGTTCCTTAAATCGCTGTAGCGTTTCTTGTATGTCTTCTCTTCGCTACTTAAGGCTGCATCTTCTTGTGCTTCAGCTTTAGAGTTGGCTTCTTCTTGTTTGGTATTACCGTCATCTTGTACTTTGGCTGGCGTAGCTGCCTCACTATTGGGTTCCTGATTCCCATCGGACCGTCCTTCAATAAGCTCTTTCAGTTCTGCTTCTTCTCGTTCTATACGCCGCTTGTTTGCGCTTGAACCACCCTTAGGTTGTACGAAGCCTGCGCTCTTTGGTGTTTTTACTTGTGCTAGTTCAGCCATATTGTATTTCCTTTATGTGGGGCCAGCAACTATTGCTGGGTAGCCTTATTATTATTATAGGTTAATTTAGTCTTACTTCTTCTTGGGTCTTGATACTAAGCCGCCTTCTGCAAAACCGCCTGCTCCACCACTTTTAATCCTGTCTATTTTTTGATTAAAGTCTTCTTTTGGTGGGTCTTCTTCTTCTTTCATATCGTCAAAGGCGTCAAAGTCAACATCCTTGCTAACCTGAACAGGTTCTTTAACAACAGGATCAACAGTGACTACAGGAGTTACAGTCTTTGGTGGTTTATCGCTTCTTATTACAGGTCTAACATCAACACCTTCAACATAGGTTTCTTTAGGATCAACAGCACCCTTAATTGTATTTTTATCTATAATAGTTTTCTTTGTACCCAACATGCCTGACATTACGTATGCATTACCTTGAGCATCTACACGTATGACTGCATTTGTAATTGGATCTCTGAGAGCTTTGCCGTCAGCGTCAGCTAACATCCCAGCCTGACCACCGCCTTGGCTACCAATCATACCTACAACATAACCATTACTAGTTGTTATAGAAGTACCCTTAGCTGGATCTCTAGTATAACTCTTGTGTTGTTCTATGCTATTATACAACTCTTCTCCTGTTAGAGTTGTTGCCCATCCAAGTCCTACACTTTTATTTATAGGTCTACTTTGATTCATTAGATTTGTATTTACTTCAGGTATAGTCTGGCTATCAAGAGTCTTTTTGGCCCAATCACTAAAGCTCGTGTTTTCTGTTATTGTACCTAACATTAGACCTGTTGAGTAAGCTGTGTTTAAAACAGTTCTTGGGTCTGATCCTCCGTACATACCATTATTAATCATACTTAGGGCTGACGCATTAGCCTTTGCAGCCATCTTATCTTTGCCTACGTTCATGCCGTAACTAAAAGCAAGACCCAGACCAGAAGATGCCGTGCTAATTATGCCTGTCATAATAGCTTGCGCTGGGTCTATCTTAATGTCTGTACCGGGTATCTGGAATGAGCCACCTACCGTTTTGTTGTAGCTTGCCCAATCACTAGAAGTCCACGTATCTGGGTTTGTGTTCCAGTAGCCTACACTCTTATCTACACCATTTTTTGTTATGCCCATTGCATTAAAGATTTCTTGAGGTGTAGCACCTGAGCTTACGCCAGCCTGTCTAGCCCACTTATCATCATCATCCCTTGCCTCTACTACTCGTGCAACAGCTTCCCCAACTGTTTCATCGCCTTGAGTGCCGCCCTCTTCATAGCCTTCAGGTATCTTAGTTAGCGGTCTACCATTATAGAAGTATACACGCACTTCTCTTCCTGCTGCGTTGGAGTATACCTTAAAGTCGTAACTACTAGAGGAGGAACTGCTTCCGCCGTAACCACCATAGCCGCCGCCTACAGGTTCAGGTATAGAAGGAAAGTCTATGCTACCTAGACCGTCACCCTCCTCAACTATGTCACCTTCATCAAAGCCTACTTTAGGCGCATCATCACCCTCTTCAAACTCTAGTTCATCATCACGAAACGGCAAGTCACCTGTAGATGCAATACGTTCCCAGCCGTCTTCAGCGGTGTCTTGCAGGCTGTCAAAGAACTCTTGACCGAAGTACCTAACAGTAGCAGCATTAATTACAAACTCACCGGGACTTACTAAAATGTCTATGTCATCACGTACTTCAGCAGGC